AATTCACGCGGGTTGCGGCCGTAATATTTTGCTAGACGATAGCAGTCAAGCACAACGCCATCGTCTATATCTCTGGTATAAAAAAACGATGCGCCAGAGCTAAGGCTGCATACTCCCAATCTTTGGTGCGCATGGATTTTATCGTTGAAGGAGGAACCGCTGCCAATCGCGACATCATAGCAAACATAGCCTTCGTTTCATAAATCATTTTCGGCTCTGCTTGATTTAGAAAGTCGATTGTAACTGGCGATCCACAAGCCTCGATGTCAGCTGCCGTTGGCTCTCTAAATCGAAGCTCCTTGATTTCATCTCCATGCGCTATCAATGGTTTGCTTAACGGGATGACCAGATCAGTACTGGCCACCCCGTTCATCTTCTCCGCAACTTTCGGTTCTTCATCCGCCATTACATTATCTCATCGCAACTGATACCTTCCCACTTCACCCGCACCATACCGTCACGGGCATTAATAGCGAGGGCAGATACACACCAGCCCTCGCGTAGAACGTAAGTCGAGTTGTTCGCCAACTCTGCCGTAACCGTTACGTTGACCATACCATCGAAATCCTCGATGGCTAGTCCCGGTACGGTTGACACGTCTCCCTCGATTGAAGGGACGCGGGGAAGCTCACTGTAGCCATGGATATAATCCTGACCTGCAATCCCTGCCCTTTCTATGACAGAAGGCGTGATGGTAAAGTTTCCCCGCAACGGATACTGATTGCCATCCACCTTGAGGTAGGCAATCCCTGCTATTCTCTGCGCCATGTTTCAGTCCTTCCTCTGATGGAGATTAAGCCGCGACAACCGTATCAACACCGCGATCATATTGCAGTCTGAACTGTGCAAGAACTGCAAAAACTCTTAACTGGTTCACCAAATCTGGCGGATACAAAACATTCACTCGATTTGGGTCATTGGGATCGCGTTCAACAATCAGGTTAGCCTTGAATGCTTTTCCATTCTCGACTAGCCCATTGAACTCATCGACGCGATACTGCGCGACCAGTTCAGCCTTGATGATCTTTGGAGTGACGATTGCCTGGCCAGCCCCAAAACGTGTGCCATCGTCTGCAAGTTTATGTCTTGGAAACTTACTCGTGATGGCTTGCCGCTGATTGCGCAGGAGCTTCGCCAAGGTTGCGAGCGTCGTCACCAGTTCATAGGCATCGTCCGAATTGCCATAGAGGTTCTTTTGGTAAGTCGTATTCTCCCGCATGACCATCGGCACATCGACAGGCGTGCGCTGGGTAGCGATCCCAACGAAGGAAAGGCCATTCAGCTCGGAGAGGAGGAAGCGACCATGCGATTGCGCCGGCAAGCAGCTCGCCAGCGATAAGGTCTGCAACGGACGGGCAGGATCATTGACAAGGGCGCGTGCCGCCTTCGCCGTATAAGCCGCTGCCCATTCGTAAGAAGGAGTTGGGCTAGCAACCTCAATCCCCATGACAGACATCTGCGCACTATTGCGTGTCTCTCCGAACAGGAGAAGGTCGCTATAGATGCCGCGCTTGGAGCTAAACAAATGCCCGTAATGCTGCCGGATAAAACCCCACCTGCCGGTATCAGAAAATCCAAACTCAGTCTCCCACGCCAGCATCGATGTTGAGTCGGTGAATGGCATACAGACATAGTCGATTTCCGTTTCACCGAGGGCGCTGATGGCATTCGTCATTACTGGATCGCCGGTGCCACCGGTCATCTTCGTATAGGTTAGAGTAATGCCAGCCGGCAATTGCTCTCCGCCAACGGTCCCGTAATAACTATCAGACAACATAATCTCATCGCTGAGACTACCTTTGAATTTCGACGTAACGGTGACTGTACCTGTAGCCGCTGTCGCTGTTACCGGGATACTAGGATTGGCATTGATTGCCGCCTCAATTGAAGACGCAACGATGTCAACAGTATCAGTTGCCGCAACATAGACCGGAACATTCTGGCCAGCAATGTAAAGGTCAATTGTTCCAGCCGCAGTCGGAGCAGTAGCCACGACGATAGTTCCAGTTGCGGCCGCGCCAGATGACTCTGACAAAGGCAATCCCCAAACTTCATTTGCCCAGTTGTTGGCGAAGAAAGCCTTGAACATATTCGCGAGCATTGAACCTTGACCGAACATTGCATCAGCCGCAGCTTGCGACGCGCAAGCAATCGGAACATCTGGGATCGCAGTTCCAGATGAAGACATAATCCCAACAAGCAGAGAGCGACCGGGAGTCAATCCCAGCCCTGCCATGGATGGATCCAACTCCACCCAATACAGTGGCATGCGCCAGTTGGATGGTATCTGATTAAACGAGACGGGCATGCTGCCCTCCTTCTGGGTTGAAGAATTTATTCAGTCTTAGAAAACGATCTGCGCTGTGGTTTCTCAGCAGCAGCTTTCTGAGGATCGCCGCCACCCTCCTTATAGACATCACCATCCTTGATACGGCGATTGGTGAATGAATCATCCGGCCATTCTGCCGGACCTTCCGCACGAAACTTTCCAGCATTTGGATGAGCCAACACCCTGCGAATGTCGTCATTTTTTGGAAACACTTTCATCTTCTTTCTCCCTCTCTGTAGGCAGGTTCCACTCAGCAACAACCTGCTGAATTTGCGTTGTGTCATTCTTACTCGGATCAGGATAATTTGTTGAGAAGTGGACCTTGCTAAGAACGTTGTCAACAATAGGCGGAAAGTCGATCACGCCAAGGTCACAAGTCAAAGTGAAACGGCATTCAGCAACTGGAATAGAATTATCAGCTCCCGCGTTACCGAATTGATGAGTGCGATTGCCGCGCACATAAGCTTGTATCATCGCGTCCTTATTTAGATACAAGCTCGGATCGCGGAACATTCTATCGGTAAGCAGCATCCACGCTGTATCCAAAATATTCTCAGCGGCTTCCCCGTCGTTATTCTGGACGATGATAGAGAAGCCATACAGAACAGAAGAATGAAAGCGAGGCTCACCCGCATTCGGATCGCCTTCTGGCGTCAAGTCTTCATTGATAAAATAAACCCCAAAGAATGGAATTTTTTCTGGCTGGATTTGCTCTGCCTTATTCGTCCCAAACTTGAATGTGCTGAAATATGGAATTGTTTTAATCCGCGCCAGCATCGCGTCCCGGACAATGATCGGATAACTACTGACATACGTCATGGCTTGGCCTGTACAACATGACGAAGCGTCAACGTTGTTTCTCCGCCACCATTCGGATCAGCATCAATAACCTCGAATTGTCCTTCAGCCGGAACGCCACTGTCTGTCGGAACGTCTATCAAATCACCTTGGATCGGAAGCACAGCAAACTCTGCATCTCTGATATCCAAAATGACTCGCGTCTCTGAGATGACCGTATTCTCCAAACCCTCAACGTCAATTGCCTCGATGTCAAATATTCCGCGTGCCTGATACGCCGCAGCTGCCGGCTGGCTCGCAACCGGAGTAACCGTTACCATGCGGCTGTACAAGTCTTGCGCAGGGCTGTAAACTCTCTCAGACCAATTGACTGGCATGCTCTACCTTTTCTGCAACGTCTTGAATAATTTCCGCGCTGCTTGCTTGCCCAATCGCTTAGATCGTCTCCGCAACCTGCGACGCCTCAATGTTCTACGTCCCGGCTTCGTGCCCTGATAGCGTTCACCATAAGGAATATATTTGAGGCGTCCGGGTATCCACCGGCCTTTCGCATCACGCGGTTGTGAACGCCAATCGTGACGCCAATGGTGGTCAAGCCAATCACTCCGCGATCTTGCCCATTCTGACTTCGCCCAACGCGCACCTGACTGAGCCTTATTCTCTCGCGACTGATCATTCTGATCCAGAACAGTGAAAAGCTTATTTACAAATTTGGAAGAAGAATTTGATCCAAAGCTTTTACCAGTCATCCAATCCCGTCGCACCCTATCAAATTCGCTCCCACCTCCCGATTGAATTCCTTTAACAAAGCGATCTGTCAAGCCACCAGTAGGACCGGCCAATTGCCGCATCAAAAAATCTTCACCAAGGTCCTCCAGCTTCTTCGACAGAACCTGATCAAGTAAGTTATCATCACCCTCTACAAGAGCAGAAACCATCTGGGCAATTTGCCCAACTCCGAAAAAGCCAGCGATGCCCATATCACGCTGTCAACCTCGTATAGCGTTGCAATAAATCCTTCGCAGCACGTTGCGCAGGAGAGCCACCAGAGCCACCGCTGCTCGACATTGCTTTCAAAATCGAGGCTGGATCGAAATAGGTGATGCGGCTTTCCTTATGCGCAATCGCTCGGATCGAAGTGTCACCACGCTGGACAGCGTAGTAAGCATCACGTGCGAACAATAGCGTTGCTTGCCGTAAAGCCGCTGGCACTTCCTGCGGGACCTTGTAGCCACCAGAATAAGTCGCGATCACAGATTCAGTCCAGAACGTCCCGTTGAAGATTGTCAGGATGCCTGACTCTTGATCAATGTCGAAGTCAACTGTAATCCCGTCCGCATCAACCGATACAATATCCTCAGGCTTCACTGGATAACGCGAAAGCGGAAGCCGCGTGATTGGATTTTCAATCTCACGGAAAGTTTCAATCACGCTCTCCTTCGGAAAGACGCGACTGCATAGCGTCTGAACTTCATCCGACGCTTGTAGGATCAGCATCTTCAAAAGCTCATCGCTGTCTGTGCTTGAAGGAATAATCTTCAGCGATGTCTTTGCCTCATACAAACTAACAAGCGCACGATCTGGAGCAGGAATGGTGACTGTTATGCTAGAATGCATTGCCAGCCTCCATCTGGAACTGAGCGAACAGTTCACGCAGAGACAGCGGTGGGCCTAACGTCCCATCACTCATAATCGGGAAGGCTTCAAAGGTCTTGGCTCTGATATCCCATTCAATAATTTCTACAGGCTTGGGACCGGGATCGCCTTTCAATCCGCGTTCACCTTGCGGTCCCGGCTTCCCGGTCTTGCCAATCCCCGGACCTGATTTCCAACCGGGACCGGGACACACACCCGGATTATCATACTTGGCAACAAACCATTTGCTGTCGAGCGTCACAACATCCAGCTCGCAATACTTTTCGTTTGGATCAAACGTCTCCCTGATGTTCATGGAGATGCCGTCTTCACCATGATGGCCATCCTTGCCGTCTAAGCCGCGACTGGTGAGACAGATCCACTCATCCGTTCCCGGTGTCTTAGCAGTATCCTTCAAAGCTTGGTAGAGGCTTCCATCGTGCGTAACAACTTCACCATCGTAATGAACAGAACCTTCCTTCCAAGCTTTTACTTTCGGCAATTTTCCGGGAGCGCCATCTTTTCCGTTGACGCCATCCTCTCCCTTAAAGCCTTGTGGGCCTATCTCACCATCTGTTCCATCGCGACCGTTGGCGCCATCGATGCCATCTTTACCGTTCAATCCATTGGTGCCGTCTTTCCCGTCAATGCCATCCTTACCCGATTGGCCAGCCTCACCGCTCTCGCCTTTATCTCCTGGCAAACCTTGCAACCCCTGCGCACCGGCTGGGCCCGATGGACCGGCCTCGCCCTGTGGACCTGGTTTGCCCTCCTCGCCATTGATCCCGTCCTTACCATCTTGTCCATCAATGCCATCCTCACCATCATGCAGAGAATTCACTTTGTCTGTGATCATCTGATCCCAAAGTACAATCCTTCCAGCAACCGCTCCTTCAAGAGCTTTCTGCATCCGCTCAATTCGTAATTCGCTTTCAGCAAATTGCTGCTTCACGTCCGCAATGAGCGCAGCAATACGATATGCTGCTTCTCTTTCGATACGTCCAGCAACGGCACCTAGCTCTTGCGCAAGCAACTCAAATGGAGAGATTGCGTTCATGGGAGCTTCTAAAGAGGGAAGTGAGCTTTGTTCTGTCAGCATCGGTTATGCCTTTTGGTTCGCTGGGCTGCGGAGGTTTAACGTCCGCTGCCGGTGCTGGCGGTGGCGCTCCCGGTGCTGGGGCTGCTGGGATTTTTCCCGCTGCGCTTAATGGAACGACCTGCTGCTGTACGCGCGGCTCATCACCAAACTTGACTTGTTCCATATCAAACGCAGCACGCGCCTCATTAGGTGAATGAATTCCTCCTTGGACTGATCTGACGTAACCTTCGACGCGATCCTTGAATGCAGATCGCAAGAGCGCAGACGTATCAAATTCAAGGTATTCATCCGGGACACCATCAAGACTGAAGAAGCGTCCCATTGCTTCCTCGATGTGGTTTAGACAGAAGCCTAGTCCGGTTGAAATCCACATCTGCATTAGTGCCTCGGTTGATCCAACCGGACCACCGCCAATGCCGAACATCTGCAAGGGAATACGATAAGCCAACGCGATCCTCGCATCTGATATTTTCATAACATCAGCGAGCTGCGAGTCAGCAGAATTTGTTGACAGTTGAAATGGTTTTAGACCGGAAGACAGAATTGGCGTTCCACCAATGCCAACTCCTTTTGATTGCTCCTCCCATTTCTGCCGGAGCATATCAGTCTGATCTTTATCCAAACGCAAGTCAGTTGAAAGAACGACGCTGGGCCTTGCTTGGTTCAAATAGAAATTTATTTGTTGGCTAGCAATCGCGTCCGATGTTGCCATGTCACGCAAGATCGCCAGTAACGGACTCATTCCGCGGAGTTGATAAGGTTCTTGATTCATGCGAATATGCAGAACATCACGCGCTGGGACCAAATCCAAATCCGGGATCATACGATCAATGACCGGATTGCCGCCAAGAGAGTAGAACACATCACCATTTTTTGCAACATAAGGCATACATTGCTGCGGCTGCATCAAATGCAATGAATCAATCTCATAGCGGCTATTGCGAAGCGCCAGAGCGTATGTGTTCCCGTCCGCGTATAACGAGCGGACAGCATTCAACATAAAATCAGAAATGGTTTGATAGTCATTTGGGATGCGGAGAAACCGCGCCAAGTCTGACGTCATAATCCTCTTACGTCCACCCTTGTCATCCGACAGCCAATGATCTCCCGGACACATTGCCGTTGTCTGACTATAGGAATTGATACACGCATCCACCATCGCTGATGGAGAGAAGCGTTGAATGCTTCCGCCGTTCTGCCACCAATTGATTGAGCTGTCAGCCGGGAGCCATCCGCCACTCACTGGTAAAATCCAAGGACCGGTGCGTGGCTCTCCTTCTGCCGCCTTTACAATCGAGCGGCCAATGCGTGCGACAACATCTTTAAGAGCCATGATGCTTTCCTAAATGAAACGTGATCGAGCAGAACGCAGAAGCAAGGCCGTTGATCCGCATCCTACTCGACCACGCTCTTGTTCAACTGGCGCTGGTGGGGAACACCCGGTGAACCAGTTGTACAATGCTACTTGTTAGCTTCCACTGAGCGGGTTGCATACCCGCTACGCTGCGGCGTTGGCTTCGCTTCAGATTGCTTATCCTTCTTGGCCATCTGAGCTTCCGGAGACGGCTGCTCATCGCTACCATCCGGCTCCTTCTCCAGAACGTGCACGCCCATCGCAGCAAGGTCATTCTCCTCCTGCGTTGGAGTTGGCTTGGAGCTTTCAACTCCACCCTTTTCTGCACGCTCCTTGTCCGCTGCCTCGCGTGTCTTGCGCTGCTCAGCGATTGTCTTCTTCGCTTCCTCAGCACGCTTCTTCTCATCGTCCGTCCGCTTCTGCGCGGCAGCATCGGCTTTCGCTTCGTGGTCAGTCATCTGACTGCTCCTATTTCAAAAGACAGTTCTGGTTGGCTACGGATTAGCCAACCAGTAATCTGCTACCAAGTAACGCCAGCGACCCAGGCAACGGTTCCCGGCCTTCGGATCGTCCAGTTGATCGGAAGGATGAGGCGCAATGCCAGCGAGTCAGTCTGGAACATCGACTTGGCAGGAGCAGCCGCAACTGCAGGAGTGCCCACCGTAGCAAGGTCAAGAGGTGTAGTGTCCTCCATATGAAGTGTGGCTTGATCTGAGATTTCGAAGCGCGGACCATCGCCCGTAACGCTGACAAAGTCTGCCGCGTCCATCGCGATGACTGTGCCCAGCGGGACCGTACCGCTGTCGATGATACCCCAGCCACCAAGATTGCCGGCCGCAACCTCTGCTCGGAACGGGAACACGCCCACTCCAGGCATCGCAATCAACCCAAGAGAGTTGACTTGCTGCGGGTTCATAATCCAAACGGGATTGCGAACATTGCCAGCCGTCCCGGTAATCAAGGCGCCAGTAAGTGCCTTGATGTCGCCCACCGCCGCATTGAAGCCACCACCCGCCGTTGGCGTCAAACCGGAGACGCCATTGAGGATGCCAGCAGGACGGACAAGCGTCGCAGCATTCGCGTCCAACAGAACGCTGTCGAGGGAGATGGCTGTGTCTTCACCGATGGCCGCTCGCAGCAGACCTTCGATTGCCGGCACAGAGTGCTCATCAATCTCCCGCGTCCACGTCGTGATGACAGCCATTTTCTTTGGCGTCAAGGTTTGCGAAGTGAACGCACCCTGACGGACAGGAATGGGCTGACCTTCACCAACGAAGGAGCCAGCGATTGTTGGCGTGCGTGACCGCGTTGGAATAATGATCTTTCCATTACGGCCAAAGCTCAGTCCTAGTCCCGCTGCCGATAGGCGAGGGAACACAGACTTGGGCAGTAATGTCTCCATGAAGTCGGTGACGATCTGCTGCACAAGTTCAGCAGCCCACCCAACCACCGTTGACATCGCTGGCGCCGTTGCCGCTCGCGTTGCCCAGTCAACAACTTGTCGCGTCTGCTCGTCATCACCATAGATCGCCTTGCGGATATCATCCACTGGCTTCTGGTGAATACGCGCAAACAATTGCACCGTCCCCGCTCGCACGAGCAGGTCCGTGGTCGAGAGCTTCTTGAGCGGCATCGAGAATGGCCGCGCAGAAAGGATTGCTGGCGCTGCCACCTTTCCTCCCTTAGCCGGGACGATTGCGCGTCCCGTTCCA